GAGCGTGGGGTGCTTTCATTGGAGCAAACAATCAATGGAGTACCAGGGGTTGATTTCATGGATCGTATGAACATGAGTTCTTCTGAGGGTTTCCCTTATGTTAAGCAGAGGCCTTCAGGATTTTCCAATAAGAGTTGGATGTTTAAGCAAGTGGGCGAGTATTATACGGGAGCGCCTAAGCAAGATATTGATTATCTACCGCTGAAACAAAAGTATCTTGAGCGAATCATAGCAGCTAGGAAAGGAGAGAGAATATTCTCAGTTTCTGCTGAATGTACCAAGGATGAGAGAGTAGCACTCAAGAAGATTTACGAGGTTCCAAAGACCAGAGTGTTTACTATCATGCCTTGTGACTTCACAATGGCTGTGCGATCCCATTTCTTGGATTTTTGTTCCATGATCATGTCCAACAGGGCTATTCTTCCAATGAAAGTTGGATTGAACCCTATTGGTGCTGAATGGACAGAGCTCTATGAGTATTTGCGAGAATATGGTGACATGGGATTTGCTGGAGACTTTCAGTCCTTCGATGGTCTTATTGATGGAGAGGTTCTTACCGACATCGGTGAGATTATCAATTCATGGTATGGAGGATCAAAGGAAGATAACAATGTGCGACAGGTGCTTCTTAGTGAGCATACTCATAGGTATACTCTTGCGAGTAATACCTTGTTGGAAGTTTACAAGGGTATACCTAGTGGTTCCGCAATCACCGTGCACGTAAACAACTTTGTGAATTTGGAATATTTGTCTTTGGCTTGGCTTGATATTATGCGACGGAAGTGTCCAAGCAAGGCAAATATGACATGCTTCTTCAAATTTGTTCGTTGTGCGGTGTTTGGTGATGACAACAACATAGTACCGAGCCCATCTGTGCGAGAGCATTACAACTTGGTATCTGTGCATCATTTTCTCAAAGAGAAAGGCATTACATACACGGACGACAAGAAGCGCCCTATCGAAGAAAGTGAACCACTGGTTCCTGTTTTGGATATGACGTTTTTGAAACGTTCGTATGTGCCGCATCCCAACTGGCCTATGTGGAAGTTGGCTCCCCTTGATAAGAAATCGATAGAGGAGCGAGTTATGTGGGTTCGAGGAGTGCGTGATGTTGATGGGATCTTATATTCCAACATTGAGGAAAGTCTCTTCGATGCTCATATGCACGGAAGAGAATACTTCGAGGATCTCAAGTTACGCATCAATCAAGGCTTACATGCTCGGGGAATGCGAATTGTTTCGTTTCTCTATGAGGACATGGAATGTAGATGGTTGATGACCATTCCAGTTCTGAAAGGAATTTGGGAGGATTATCCTACCATTACCGCTAGGAACGCAGTAGTTGTCCAAGGGGATCTGGAAGAAATTACAGATACTCATGGAGATATCGCGTTTCAGTTGGAGAGAGATCTTACTGCGAGTTCAATGCAACGATCTATTCCTTCGTTGGAGAAGATCGAATCCGTGAACTGGGATCTCAAGTCCATAGCGCAGAGACCAAATTTGTTGGGTCTATACACTATTACTTCTGCCATGCCTATTGGTCCGTTACCAAATCTTAATGTGGGACAAGTCAATGAGATGAGAGCTTCCTATAATTTACCGCAAGATGCTCTCTGGAATATAGATGCTCTTGGGAAAGCAACTCCAAGATCAGCTATTTCCAGAATTCTGGCCCAACACACATATTATAGAACGGACATAGTAGTGCGAATGCACGTGAATGCTACTCCATTCTATGGAGGACATGTGGGATTGGTTTGGGATCCTATGTTCAAGCATGGAGCAGATGCGAAAGCACCAGCTACTACTGCTAGGTCTCTGTTTCCTCTCCATCATGTGATGTTGGATATTTCAACAGGAAACGAGATTGAACTCAGGATTCCATACAATCATGTCGTGTCTTATCTAGGGATGGACAAAGATTTTTATGGGTGTTCATTCATGGGACAACTAAAGTTGGTTTTATTTAACCGCTTGATGTATCCCGATGGCGGAAGTCCCAGTGTGGATGTCTCTTTGTATGTTTATTTTGAGAATATGGAGCTTCACACGCTTAGAGAAGCACAAGATCCTGATATATTGGTGAAGCAGGGTGAGCAAACTCAACTCAAGCATACCACCGCTGGAGAATATTCTAGAGCATCTATGGATGATGCTATATTCCAGTTTTGCCTCACTAATGCGTCTCTTCAACCAATTTTGAACGATTCGAGTCAATCGATGAAGATCGAAGATTTGGTACAGAGAGAGGCTATTATTGAGGAGGGAGTTTGGAGTGAGAATACACCACGCCACACAGATTTGGTACTTACCAAGACTGTTACTCCTACTATGGGAGTTACCGGAACACGAGACTCGGGTTATCAAACAATTTCCTATCCAGCCATGCTGAGTCAGATGTTTTGCTATTGGCGCGGTTCTCTCCACTTCAGGGTGGTTGTTGGTGCGACTCAATTTCATACTGGTCGTTTTGTAGTGGTTTTTCATCCAAGAGAATTTTTCACGACTTATAATCGTGGGAATTTTTCCGAATATCCTCACCTTATTTGCGATCTCAAACAGGGACATGAATTTAATTTCAGTGTTCC